CGCGCACGTCGTAAGGGCAACGGACCATGAGCACGTCGTCTGATAGCTGCGCGAGCCGGTCCCGCAGCTTCTCGGCGTCCGCAATCACGTCGTCGCAGTCGGCCCAGATCAGCCAATCGCCGCACGCCTGCGCGAACGCTTGATTACGTGCGCGAGCAAACGAATCGACGTGCTTCCATGCCTGCGCCGTCGCGCCGTTTTTGTATTCCGAAAAGATGAATCCGACCGAGTGCGCCGCGCACCAGTCGCGGACGATTTGCTCGGTCGAGTCCGGTTCCTGCGAACCGATGGCGCGGACAAGTGAAACCTCGTCAATCACGCCGTCAAAGCTGTCGAGCATCGCGCCGATTTGTGCCGCCTCGTTTCCCGTAATTACGCAAAGCGAAAGTATCATGGTCGTTGTGTTGTGTGCGTCAGGTCTTGACCAACGCTCAGACCCGTCAAAACAAAAAAGCCCCACGCCGTAAAGCGTGAGGCTGTTTTTCCGAACCTAGTTAAGATTAGGAATACTGAGTTGCGATGAGCTGACCAGCGTTCGAGTTCACGATCTTCTCGGCGGTGTATTGCGAGGCGCGAACGATGTTCGACTTGATCTTCTCTTCGCGGTAGGTCGAGACGCCGATGGCCGGACCGTATTCGGACCAGTTGAGCGTGAAGCCTGCGCCGCCGCCGAAGTAACCGGCTCCTGCTTGCGTGACCGAGCCCACCCAAATATAGGTGTTGGCCCAGACGTTTGCAGCAGAGAAGGCGATGCCCTCGGGTGCGCTGTCGTAGGAGGCGCGACCGATCAGAACCTCGGCGACGCCGAATACCTCCGCGGCTGCTTGGGTGCTGGCGTTGAGGATGGTGTCGGACGAAAGACCGGTGCCGCGCAAACGGTTTTGGAATTTCGTGGAAGCGCGCACGCGGGTCCAGACTGGGTATGGGATGACAACGCGGGTGTTGGTCGTGGACTCGCCGCGAGCAAGCATCCGGTCGAGAGCCTCTTGCACGTCCTGACCGACATCGAAGGTCGCCAGATTGGCGGTCGTGTAGGCGGTGCCGGAGTTGGTCGAGGTGAACGCGCCGGTATCGAAGATTTTCGCGGCGACGCGAAGCTCGTGCGCCAGCAATAGTTTGCGCTTGGCGAGTTTTGCGGCCATCACCTCGGCGTCGAAATACCTAGCAACCTCGAGGGTCACTGTATCATCTACAGCCTCCTCGTATCCGAACTCCAAACATTGATAGGTGTCTTGCGTGAAGGCGCGGGTGCCACGAGCGTAATCGCTGTATGGAGCGCGGTTCTTCATGTCGCTCTTGAGGAGTTGGCCCTCTTTGAGAACAAACGATGGATATTGGCCGGCGCGAACTGGCACGTCGAGAATCGGCATGACGGAGGTGCCGATCAGACCAGCCTCCCAGTCTTTTGCCTGCTCAACTACGCCAGCGATGTCGCCACGGAAAATGGCTGCGGAATTTGAATACATGGTAATTTATTTTTAAGGATTAGATGTTCTTGGGAAGCATCTCGATAATCGTGGATGCGTCCGAAGCGGTGCTGAGAGATTTGCCGACCGTGATCGTGCCGGTGATGGCAACGGTTCCGTTGGCGGTGGAGAAAAGCGTGTCGCCGACGGTCACTGGACCGGCGAGCAAGGTTGCTTTGATAGTGGTGCCGCCGAGGAATTCGACGGTGATTTGATCGCCGGAAGCGGCGTCAATCGTTGCGACGCCGTCAGGCAGGGAAGCGGTGGCGGAAAGACCGACGCCGCGATTGCTGGAAATCGACACGAGCCGGAAGGCGGTGATAGCCGCGTTCGCGACAAACGTGCCGCTGTTTTGAAATGAAGTTGCCATGGTAGTTTTGGATTAGAGTTTGACGAGTTCGCCGGCTTGAACGCGTGCGCGGTAGGCAGCGTAGAGATCGGCGTGGTTTTTGATCGCGAAGGTGATCGCCGAGGATTTGTCGCCCTTGAGCTCGGTGGCTTTTGCGGCAACTACGTCCTCGAACTTCTCGACCTTTGCGACCGGTTTGACTGCTTCGGCCGAGGCAATCGGAGCGGCTGGCGCACCGAAGGACTTGGCAAATTCTTTGACGGCAGCGAGCGCGGCGGTGTTGGCGGCGAGCTGCACGACTTCGTTCTGCGCGCTCATCGCGGCAGGCTTGTCTTCTTTGGGAGCGAGAGCTGCTTCGAGCTTCGCGACTTTCTCATTCATGCTCATCATGGCAGACTGAATCATGCCTTCGATGGCTTTCTTCATTTCGTCGTTCATAGGAATTTCGATTTTGATTTCTGCTTCCGGCGACTCGCTGGCGTCGCTCTCAAATTGTTTGAGTTTGCGCGCAAAAAATCCGTTCGGGTTCGCAGCGGGTTCGCTGACGAGGTCCACCGAGTAGATTTCCGAGCACCGTTGCAAAGTCGTAAGGCTGTCCGTGCTTTTTTCCGACGGACCCGAGAACGCGATCGAGAGACCGAACGTGTCGGGAATCCGCTCGGCGATCTCCAAAATGTAGGCGCGATGTGGCGAGGTTTGCAGAAGGTGCAAATCCCCGAGCAACTTTTCCCCGCTGATGCGCAGCGCGTCGATGTAGCCGACGATGTCGCCGGCGCCGCCGCTGTGGTTCAGCTTCACCTTGAGCCCGCCCGCGTATTGCTCGGCTGCGGTCTTCACCTGTGCCAGCGTCTTGTCGTCAATCATGACGCCGTGCCCGAGCGCCGGTCCTTTAGTGATCAGCGAGACGCCGCGAATGATGCCGGCTTCGGCATCGATGACGCCGGCGGAGGCTGAGAAAGTAATGACTTGTTCCATCGCCTAAGCGATGGCCGTCAAAACCGATCAGCGCTTGGGCTTCTTTTTCCTGACCTTTGCAACGACCACGGCAGGCTTTTTGCCTTTCGCGCCGATCCACGGAGCGACGGCAAAGACCATTCCGAGTCCCGCCGCGACGCTTGCGAACCGTTCAAACGTGAGAAGCGCCCGATCCGCGGCGTCCTTGTGCGTGCGCGAAATCGTCAGCTCTTCGTGCAGCGCCCTGTTGATCATCGCCGTCATCGGATCGATGACCGCGTAAAGTTCGGCAGTCATGGCCGGCGAGTTGAGCGTTGCGACATCGCCCTTGTCGCAGACCGCCCGCGCTTTCTTGAGGTAGGCTACAACAAGTTTGTGTTGCGCCACGAGTTCTGTCGGGTTGCCAAATTCCGCGAGCAATCGCTCCGCCTCGGCTTGCAGCTTCGCTAGCGAGTCGCAAAACTCCTTCGCGTTGATCAGTCCCTTGCTTGCCTTTGCCTGACCGTCCACGATAGCCAGCCCGTAAATGTCGAAAAGCGGACTGAGCACGTTGCTCGTCATCTCGAATTGTTTGTCACTCGCAGCGATGTGCTTCGAGACCGATTTTACTGTCAGCACTCCGACGCCTGCGAAACAAACGACGACCGCGGCGAGCGCCGCCGTGATGACCTTCGGGTTCATTTCTTGAGCAGCTTCGTCGGGTTCTTGGAATACTTTTTTGCGAGCGTGGTCAGCCCGGCGATAATCTCAGGCGCGAGCAGCCCGGCGACGCCGTAGGTGATCGCCTTCACAAGTGAGCTGACTTCGATTTGCTCAACGATGAACCATGCGAGCGTCGAGACGATGGCCGCCATGATGACGCGCCGCACGCTGTCCCAGATCGTTCCTTGGATCGGGTTGGCCAAGAGTCGCGCAACCATGCCCGCGCCGCCAATCACCGCAGTCAGCCAGCCGGTCTCTTTCCAGAGCCTAGCGACTTCCATCAGGTCTTTGTGGTCGTTCATTTTTTTCGCATCTCCATGATTTTTTCAAGTGTGCGACCGCCGAAATAGAACGACATGATGAGCATGCCCCACTGACCGAGCAGCGAAACGTAAGACTCGTTGGCGTTGTATCCGAAGGCTGACATGCCCGCGAAAATAAAATAGCCGGCAAGGATCGCCGCGAGCGTCATTGGCCGAATGTTTTTCGACCACCACGAGTCCGAAGCCATATCCGCTTTGAGCCGGTCGGTGAGGTTGCTCTGCTCAGTCTTGTAGGCCTCAAGATCGGCGTTCATCTTCGCCAGCTCGCCGTTCTGCGCCAACTGCGCGAGTTGCAACTGCGCCTTGGCCTTGGCCTCGGGATCAGGGATCAGCTTGTCGATGAGCTTTGTGCCGATGCCTAGAACTTCAGCGAGTGGGAACATGGGTTATACCTTCTTGGGATTTGTCAAACGGCGGAAAAGGAAGTAAGGAAGCCAAATCCATTTTGGCACTTTGGTTATTTTCACGTTCGCATTTCGGACAAACGGCACTTCGGCGTCCCAGACTTTGACGCGAATCGGCGAGCCGTCCGGTGACGTGCAGTCGAGTATTGAAACGTTCTGCGTCGGAGCGCGGCCCGGCTCCCAATAGTTGTCATATTGCCCGAGTTCAATCGTGCCGCTTACGACCGAGCCGTAAAGCGTCAGACCGTTTATCGCGCCTTTGACCGTCACTGAACCGCCCACCGTGCAGTTCTGCACCGTGTAATTCGAGCCGCGCACGAAATCAATCGAGTCCTCCCGCGAGGCTGGAATGGTAAGACCCGAAACGCAGAGGTTCGACACGTTGGAGCCCTTTACGAGATCGTCGTAGTTTTCAGGGTCAAGCGGTGGTTGCCACTCGGCTGAGTCAACGGTAAGCCCGTTGTCCTGCGGCCCAACGTAGCTGCGCCAATTCGTGTCCTTCGTCCCGCTCATTCGGCTTTCGTTTCCTTGGGCTTTAGAGCCTCGGCAATCTGTTCCGCGCACTTGCGTAGCAAATCGTGGTCGTCGGCCTTTAATGGGGCAAGGCGGCTGGCTGCGTAGAGGTTTTGGAGTGCTTGTTCGGTAGTCATGTTATTTGGATTCTAAAGCGGCGACGCGGGCGCGGAGGCTTTTCAATTCAGCGACGAGGACCGGCACAAGTTGCGCGTAGTCGATGCCCCATTCTTGGGTGATCTCTTCGCCATCGTCGCCCTTGGCTACTGCCTGCGGATAAACGGCGAAGAGTTCTTGGGCGAAGAAGCCCATGAGGTTCGCCTTGCCGTTTCCGTGCATCGGCTTGGTCGTGTCGGTGTCGTATAGCTTGGGCAGCATCGCGTCGATGAGCGTGCCCGAATTTGTGATCGGGCGCGGGTTCAGCTTGAAGCGGCTGTCGGACGAAACCGTAAATGCGGTCGCCTTAATTGAGGTATATGCCGATTGATTGGCCAGCACCACGCCCACGATTGGGCCTGCTTCAAATCGAATCGCAGGTTCAGAAGCACTTGACCCACCCAGCATCACACTTGGCGAGCCGGTGCCCGAGAGGATGACGGGAACCCCGCCCGAACTCGTCGCGCTGACGGTTCCGGTCACGGCGAGGCCGGTGGTGGAAAGAGCCATCCTTTCCGTTAGCGTCCCCGCAATTTGTGCATAAAACAGCAGCGAGGAATCTTCGCTTCCATTTGTCGGGTCTAAAATTTGAGCGCGGATTGAACCATAAAGTTGATCATTATTTGCCGAATCTTTTGCGAAAAAATTGAAGCCGACGGCGTCACCAATTGTTTTTGCATCGGTCGCGATGCCAGCCACTCCCGCAGGACCAACACCATTCATTCCGGTGCGCGTAAATCCCGCCGCGCCCGCGCTTCCAAAAGTGGATTCTCCCGTCGAGCTCAACGTCGTAAACGCGCCCGTGCTAGGCGTCGTGGCTCCCACCGTGCCGTTATGCGCCCCGTTCGTGTTAATCGACGCCGTGCCCGTCAGGTTCGTGACCGTGCCCGAGCTGGGTGTGCCCAGCGCACCGTTGAACAGCACCGGAGCACCCGCGCTGCCAGTGTTAACCGCCAACGCCGTTGCGATGCCAGTGCCGAGACCTGAAACGCCCGTGCTGATGGGCAGGCCCGTGCAGCTCGTCAGTGTGCCGCTCTGAGGCGTGCCGAGGATTGGCGTGACGAGGGTTGGGCTTGTAGCGAACACGTTTGCGCCGCTGCCCGTTTCATCGGTGAGCGCAGAGGCGAGATTGGCCGAGGAGAACGAACCGAGCGACGTGGCGTTTCCGACCGACGTAATTGCGCCGGTGAGATTGGCGTTTGTCGTAACATTGCCCGCCGTGAGTCCCGCAGCCGTTCCCGTGATGTTTGTGCCCACCAGAGCCGATGGAGTGCCCAGCGCAGGAGTGACCAAGGTTGGAGAGGTCGCGAACACGAGCGCACCCGATCCCGTTTCGTCGCTGACCGCCGCCGCAAGATTTGCCGAGGACGGCGTCCCAAGAAACGTCGCAATGCCCGAGCCGAGACTCGTCAGCCCGGTGCCGCCGTTGGCGACTGCGACGGGCGAGGTGAGCGAGAAGACCGATCCGGTCAGCGTCAGTCCGGTGCCGGCGGTAAACGTGCCCGCGCCGGAGAACTGCGACCACGGCAGAGCGGTCGTGCCGAGCGTGCCGCCTGCGTTCGCCGTGCAGACGAAACCGCAATCGGCGTTCGTCGTGCCCTGCTCGATGAATGTAAAAGCCGAGGTTAGCGCGTCCCACGTGTTCGCGTCGGTCGTGCGCGTCCATGCGCCCGCAGCGCAAAGATAAAGCCCGTTGTTCTGCGAGAGCGATTGATTCTTCACCAGCACGCGATTGCCCGCGACGACGCTCACGCCGTCGATTGTCTGCGCGCCGCTCAGCGTAATGTCCGCCGTGGTCGCTGCGACGCACGAGGCTTTTGCGTCGAGTCCTTGCGCGACGGTATCGACATAAAGCTTGTTTGCGATGTCGGTCGAACCGCTCGGCGTGGTCGCAATCGTGCCGGCTGTCGCGGTGAGGCTCGCAATCGTGCCGAGCGAGGTCAGCGACGAGCCGGTGACGCCAGCCGCGAGCGTTGTCCCCGAGAGCGTGCCGGCAGCCGCCGTCACCGTAATGGCCGCAGTTCCATCGAAGTTAACGCCGTTGATTGCTCTTGCGGTCTGCAACGCCGTTGCCGTGGCCGCATTTCCGGTCGTGGATTGGTTGAGAGTCGGGAACGTGCAGTTCGCAAGGTTGCCGCTCGCAGGAGTCCCAAGAATCGGCGCGGTCATTGTCGGGCTCGTCAGCGTCTTGTTCGTCAGCGTGTCCGTGGTCGCACGTCCCACGAGCGTGTCGGTTGCGTCGGGAAGAGTGACCACGCGGCCGGCTGTCGAAACGGCGTCAATCAGCGTCACCGCGCTTGCGGCGCTGGATGAACTGCGGAAGCGGATTCCTTTGTTGAAATCCGTTCCGTCGCTGATCGTGAAAAGCCCGGTGCCCTTTGGCTGCAAATGCACGCCGATGTTTGTGCTCGCGCCCTCGGCTAGAACGTGGAGCGGGTTGCCGACGCCGGTCCCGTTCTTGATTTCCACGTAATCCGTCGCGCTCGCTACGCCGGTCAGTCGCACGATGTCGTTGCCGCCTCCGACGATTCCCACCGTGTCCGCTGCCGGGCGATACATGCCGGTGTTCGTGTCGCTGACGAAGAAGAGGGATGGCGCCGCTTCGGTTCCATCGGTGAGCTCAATCTGTCCCTCGTTGCCGATAATCGTGATGTCACTCGATGTCTGGTTGATCGTGATGTTAGCTCCCGCGACTAGATTCTTTGGGACGTAGTTCGGCCCGACACTTCCGAGAATTTGTCCGTCGCTTGGCGCTGGAATCAGGTCGGTAATCGACGCCACGCTCGGCCCGCCGCCGCCGTGTCCGCGTGCTGCGCTCAGCGTCCAGTTCGTCGCGTTCCGGCCCGGCCGCTCGCGGTTGTCGTTGATGTTCGACACGAACGAATCGCCGTTGAACGTCACGAGGTCCAACTTTTGATAGGTGTCGTTTGGAGTCCACTTGCCGCGAGGGTTCAGCCCGCGAGGTTCGGCGAATTCTTTCCGCAGTTGCTCGATCTCTCCGGCACGCGGAAAGCGCGAGAGTTCATCGGTGACGATGCTTTTAACTGCGCTCGGCAAAGCCGAAGCCGCCTCTGCGATGCGTGCCTCGGCCTTTTCGAGCAGCGTGGCGTTCTGCTCGCGCTCGGCCATAAGCACCGAGTATCGCGCTGCGGTCGTGACTTCCAGAGCCTTGCCGAGTTCGTCCAGCTTTGCGGTCAGCGCCGCGCTGGATTGCGCGTGCGCGTCCTGTGCGCGGGCGATGACCAGTTGCTCAAGCTCGCTGCGAATCGCCGGCTCGATCTCTTCGAGGTTGCGCTCGATCTCGGACGAAAGGTGGTCGCGCAGTTGCGGCAGAGAATCGACGAGCTTCTTCAGCTCGGCGCGTTGGATGATGGCCAACTCAACGAGGTTATCGATTTCGGTCTGGGTGTGGATCATGGGAATTATTTTTTGCGCTTCGGTTTGCTCAGCTCGATGATGCTTTGGTCTGCGGTCACGCTTTGCTTCGTCTCCTCAATGGTCGCCATCTGCTTCGCCCGGTATTTCTGCACCGCGTCCAGCCAGTCCTCGGCTGCGAGCGGCGTGTTGCGCGAAAACTGATGCTGCACTTCTGCGGCCGCAACTGATAGGTCTTTTTTCTCCGCCTGCTTGTTCAGACGCTCCACGATGGCCGTGCTCCACGAATAGCCCTCGTCTCCTCCCCAGCCCATCCACGCCTGCCAGCCTTTGCCTTGTTCGTCCCACGTCTCGCCCTGCTTGTCGATTTCGTGCCGGTCGAAAAATGCTTTCATGCGGCGCACGGTGTCCTCGCTCATCGGCCGCTTGTTGATCAGGTCGCGCGCCCGGGCAATGCCGACGCTCGTCATGCCGCGCTGTGACATCGGCTTTTTCTCGCGGATCTCAAGTGCGCGCCGTGCGTTGTCCGCCATCGCGTCGGTCGGAATGTAGGAGCCATCGGCGAAGTTGATCGTCACGAGATTTGCGTCGTTCTGCACTTGCTCAACCGGCTCGATTGCGGCGGGTGCCGCCGCGACACTCGCCGCCTGCGCCTCGGCTGCGCTTGCTCCCACCGCGTCGCCTGCTGCGGCTGCGGCCGCTGGCGTGCTTGGCAGTGAGGTCGTCGTGAGGCGAATCGCCGTTTCCGGCACGCCATATTTAACCGCGAGTTCCTTCACGAATCCGGCTTC